CTTATTGGAAGAACCAACAAGAATGGTGTCTGGAGTTCCACCGCTATCAAAGCATTCTTTGATGACGGTCTTCATTCCAGCTTCGGTTAATGTACCAGTAGATGTAGCATCGCTAGCAGTGTTAGTACCATTACCATTAGATGCGGAACCCAACCCAGGTGGGGAAGGTGCGCCGCCTAAAGTGTGATAATTGGTAGCGACCCATGCGGGTAGACCTGCTGTTGCTCTCGCAGTTGCAGGGCCAGGGCTTGGGCCAGCGCCAGCGGATTGTGCTACGTTATCCATCAACATCTTTTCCATATCACGCTTCATTTCTTTAGCGCGTTTCGCTAACTGATACGCTTGAGAAGATTTACGCCCAGCAAAATTAACGGCCTCTGCTGTTCCAGAAGTCTGTACAGCTTTAACCGAAATCTGGGTGTAATTCCCTACCCTTGTGGGTTCACTTACTGCTGTAGAAGTCGGATCATTTCCTTCAGTAGCGCGGTTAGCTGCTGCTGCGGTTAATGAATCCGTCTGCCACTCAAAGTAAGTATTATCAGCAGTCTCACGACCACAACCACTTAGGAATGGTGTCTCAGTTGGCGAAATATTATAGATGATATTACTAAGGTCTTCCCTGATGCCTACAGCACCATAGGTTTCCCTAGTATTCGTCGGAATAGCCATAACATTTCTCCTGTTTAAAGTTCAACGAAGTCCTCAAATAACGAAGTCGCATCATTGACATGACCTGAACTTTGAAGACGCTTCATTTGCGCAGTACGTTTAGATCTATTGCTGTCAGCTTTCTTTACCCCCTTACCAGACTTAGCAAACTTTGGCTTGCTCTTGACCTTTTTTGTTTTGAGCTTTCGCGCTCTGCGTTGGTCATCTTCCCAAGCCTTTGCCTGCATAAGAATAATAATAGAGCGATGGTCAAACAGTTGTTTAACCTCATCCTCACTAAAGCCTTTAGTATAAGCAAAGTCACGCAATTCAGTAGCAATAGCTTTTTGCTTCTCTGGAACACCCCAATCTGGTATCATTTGAACCATCTTGCCATGTTCCTCTTGCGCCCACTGAGCAAACTGTTGTTGATGCTCTTGTGCTTGCCTTTGGCTTTCTTGATTATGTTGCTGTTGTAGCTTTTGAAGATTGGCTTGTGCTTCACGATATTCGTCACGTTTAGTAAGGTACTCTTCCTTATCTTCCGTTTTCAATCGTTCCCAATCTGTATTCTCATATTCTTGTAGCGACGAGAGATTTAACTGTACTGCATTCGCTATAGAATTTATGTACTGCTGTCGAGCTTCCTGAGTCTTAGCAACCTCTTGCTGGTAAAACTGTCCAGCTTCATCAAGCTGCCTTCGGTACTCACCTAGCTCTTGCGTTTTTCTTGTATAATCCTGCTGTCGAGAATATCCCTTTAAGAGTTCTTCTTCAGTAACCTCAACTTCCTCACCATTAATTTTAACAGTGTAAAGTCCAGGTGTGTCGTCCTCCTCTTCAGTGATTTCTTCTTCGACTTCGGATTCTTCTGAGTCCTCCTCCTCTGCTTTTAATTCCTCATCAGACTCTTGTTCAGATGCTTCTAATGATTCCTCTTCAGCTTCGGTTGATTCTTCAACGCCCTCGGGTGCTTCTTCTTCGGACGCCTCAGCTTCTATCTCTTCTGGTTTTTTCGGTAAAGAATCCTCAAGTGATAGAAATGCTGATTGGGCCTCCCTTATGCTTCCCTCTGGAAAGTTAGGGGTGGGTACTGCTGGTTGCGGGGCTTGTTGCGTATCCGCCATAATAAACTCCTTAATTAGATAAATGGATGTTGCTTTTCAAGAATCTTGTTCATCTGTCCAGTTTCAACTATAGACTTTATATGACCATGTATTCTATCAAGCAGTCTCATTGCAAGCCAGATTGACTCTCTGGCTTCAACTTCTGTAGAGCCACTGTTTTCCCAACGGCTCTGTAAATCTTCTTTAATTGCTCCAAATGCTTCATTAAACAACGGATCATCCAGGAGAGATCTAGCTCTCCTTTCCTTCTCATCAGGTAACATTAAGTTGCTCCTATCGCTACTGCTCTCTTTTGTTCTCTCTCCAAATTAAGCTCTTGCTGTTTTAAGCTGGAATCAACTTGCATCTTTTCGTATTCCTGTTGAATCTTCTGAGCTTTTAGTTGAAGCTCTCCAGCCTTGATTTCAAGCTCTTGTTGTTTGACTTGAGCCTCCATCATTTCAGCTTGATCCTTCATTGAAGGTTGACTCTGTTGCGGTGGGATATTCGCGGGGTTAGTTAAATAATCATCAACATTTTGAAAGCCCATAGATCGAACTAATGCAGCTCCCAAGTTATACATATTCTGCTCGTTGACAATCCTCAATCCACCTTTCATTGCCTCTCCTGCAAACTGCAACATTCTTGAAAGGTGAGCCATCTGCTGATCTTTATTCCCACTACCCAAAGCAACTGAAACAGTGCAATCAAACTGATCGTTCCAAGCATCAGGACGCACAGGAACCCACTGATTGCGTAACATAACCACTCTTTGATGATCTTGGTTCTTAAGTAGTAATTCATAAATCCTCAACATTAAATCTTTAACACCTGTCTCAGCAAAGTTTCTTGCAATTAATTCTACTCTGCTCTGAGCTGCACCCATTACAGCATTGACGGCTGTAGCTGTAGTATGGGATGTTAAAGCATTTTCATTTAATCCTTGTGACATTCTGGATACACCAGCTCTGGACTCTCTTACTCCGTCTAGGTATTCTAACATCTGGAATGAATAAGGTTCTAGCGCGGGTGTCGCTAAAGGTGTAACTGCGTTTGGAGACTTAACCCTAACCACACCGCCTGGTCTCTGGGTGAGCAAATCATCTAGGTTCGCTTGACCCTCTAAAATTGCATAGCGTCCAAAGTTTTGATTATACATGTTATCCATGAGGTTCCGCATTAACGTACTCTTCATAAGCTGAAGATCCATAACTAGATCAGCTATAGACAATCCAAAGAACTTATGTGGGATCTTTATAGGCGTAATAGAAACGAATGGAACCATATCAATCTCATCGTTCTCAAGAATCGTAGAACCAACTAAACAAACCTTTCTTAACTCAGTTATACCATCTCCATTATAATCTGTTTTAAGAAAACACTCATGCAGCCAATAGGTGCGTAACCCATCTTCTCCGTACTCTTCTCCGCCCCATCCTTCCCAGTATCTAGCAGACTTATCGAACGCATACCTTTCCAATCTTTCGGCAGAGAACTGCGTCATGTCGTCATCACCAGAACCCAATTGGTCTGGGTCTAAATCCTCATCAGGATACATCTCCCTTAATTCTGATAAAGTCTTCTCTACTCTATGGCAAATAAATCTAGCACTTTGTATATCTTTAGATTCTCTTGAGATAAGAAACTCAGAAGGAGGGATATTTTCTATCTTAACTTTTCCAACCTGTCTGCGCCTTTTGATAACTACATCATGGTATGCCACAACCCCCATGACCTCATCCTCTTCTACATATTCCTCATGCTCCATTTCTTCAACATCAGGATTACCAACAAGAATCTCATACTCCATTGCGTCAAGGTGGGTATACTCTTCTCTCTGCGCCTCGTCATACTCATCCCACCATACTTTAACTATGCCGTTCTTGCTTAGTAAAGCATCTGTAAACCATGAATAAAGAATATCCCATCCTGGATTATCCTTTGTAAAAACATAGTTCACATAGTCTGTGGCTTGTTCAGACATTGCTACGTCTTCAGGGCCATGAGGTGTAAACTTAACCATCTCATCACCAGACGCAAAGACTCTCATTAAGGAAGGTTTAATCCATTCCACTGTATCCTGCACAGTAGAGTCTACATACTGAGATCTTCCCTCTACCTCATTGCCAAAGGGTAAGCCATAGTAATACTCCATAGCTTGCTCTCTTTGCTGAGAAATCGTATCGCCCATATACCCCAGGGAATCTGTAATCTCTCCACGTATCCTAGTTACTAATTCGTCATCTGATCTTTCGTTTGCCATTAAACTATTCCGTAATTCCCATAATTAACCTCTTGTGTCCATGCTGGATCTTTACCAGATACAGCAAACCGTTG